GTGCCGGGTGCCGTCCCTGGGGTTGCCGGCTCCGCCGATGGCCAGCGAGCTGCGGTCGGGTTTCATGTCGAGCGCGTAGCCGATCAGTCCTTTGATGTCGGGTGTGCCGGTGGCGGCTTTCGTCCATTGTTCGGGGTTGATGGCCCGATTGGTGGCGGTTTCATCCCAGATGCCCAGTGCCTCGCGGCGGAAGCTGTCCTTGCCGAGCTGGCGTTGCATGCGCAGCATGCTGGTTTCGCTGGTGCGGCGCGGGAAGCTCGGGTTGGCTTTCCTCCATTGGGCGCGGTCGTCGCTGTCGGCGTCGCGGTCGGCGGAGAATTCCACGTAGAGCATGTCGTCCTCGCCGGCGAGCGCCTGGCGGCGGCGTTCCGTGAACGCTTCGCCGGGGTCGGCGGGGCGCGGTGGGGTGCCGATGTAGAGGACGAGCGCGTTGGGGCTGGTGTTGGTGGCGGGCACCATGTCGCTGATGGCCTGTTCGGTCAGGATCTGCGCTTCGTCGAACACGATGATGTCTACGGCGTCGTTGCCTCGGGCGAAGCCCTGGGCTCGTGCGCCGAACAGTATCTTGCTGCCGTTGGCGAAGGTGATTTCCTGCATGCCGTTGCCGCCGCGCACGCCGTCGGTGCGGCCGGAGTGGTCGAGGTATCCGATGAGCGCGGGGTTGCGTACCAGGGTGCGCACGTGGTCGAACGTGTTGCTGTTGGTGCGGTTGTGGTGCGCGGTCCAGATGACGGTCAGGTTCGGGATGAGCGTGCACAGGATGACCACGAGGCTGGAGACGGTGAAGGTCTTGCCGGTCTGGCGGCAGATGCTCAACACCACGCCGCCGACGGAGGCGGCGAACGTGCCGTCGGCCCTTCGGCCGAGGATGAGCGTCAGCAGTCCCTGCTGCCAGCGGTCGTAGCGGATGCCGCATGCTTTGGCGCGCTTGTTGACCTTGGGGAACATGCTGGTGACGATGCCGGAGGGCATGACGATGTGTCGTGCGACCTCAGATAGCTTCGGGTCGGAATTCTCCGTCATCGTCGTCGTCCTCCGGATCTTCTTGCGTCGTCATGCCTTGTGCGGGGTTGCCTTCGAGCCGTTCGATTTCGCGGGTCAGGGCGAGCAGCTGCTTGCTGATGCCGGTCAGGCTGCCCGGCGGGGTGCCGGCGCTGAACATGGCTTCCTTGAGCCGGGCCTGCGTGCGTTTGAGCACGCTCACGTAGTCCTCGGGCCCGTCGTTCATCATCGCCTCGAAATCGGCGGCGGTGAGGGCGTCCATCGCCTCTGGCTCATGTTCCGCGTCACCGGCCGGGGCGGGAGGGGTGGTGACGCGGCTCATGCGCTTGGCCTTGCGGTAGGCGCGCTGCTTGCATTTGGCCGAACAGTATTTCGCTTTCTTTCCACGGCCGGACGGGGCGAACGGCTGGCCGCATTCCTCGCAGATCACCGCGCTCACCTCCAAAAAAAACGTAACGGGATAACGTAACGGCCGTCCAAGGCGTTACGTTTTGACATGCCGGGGAGATATCGGCCCTGCGCCCGAGGGGGCTTCGACCGGGGCGGACGGGTCTCCTCCCCACGTCACCAGTCGCCGCTTGTCACCAATGGCATCGAGGTGGCCTTCAGGTCGGCCGTGTGCCCCTGTTCGAATGTTTGTTTGATGTGTTCGCGCGCCCACGCGACGCTGTGGTTGGAGCGGACGCGGTTGCACCAGCGGTGCGCGAGCCGGCAGTTGGAGAACAGGTAGGGCGAGCCGCCCTTGCTGACCGGGATGATCTCGTCCACCTCGGGCGAGCCCGGCAATCCCGGCGGCAATGATTTGTCCACGGGCCGGCCGCACAGGTGGCACGTGTCGTAGGCCGCCAGCACGCGGGCCACGACCTGCTGGCGTCGCCAGCCATTGGCATGACGGGTGTTGCCCCGGCGGCCGCTCATAACCCGGCCTTGTCGCACGACCGCTGCCAGGCGTCCACGAACGCCTGCACGGCCCGGCGCATGACCGGTTCGAGGGGGTCGACCACGAGATGGCCGGACGGGGTGACGCTCACGGGCACGGGCAGGGCGTCGATGTCGCCGAGGGTGTTCCCCTTGCACGTGATCCGCAGGCTGATGGTCGGCATGCCCGGCATTGTCATGGCGTCATCGCCTCACAATCAAATGAAAAGAGTGGCGGGCTGACTGGCGCCGGTGCTTTGGACGCTGCCGGCGGAGTACTCTCAGCCCATGAGATGTGGCTGGATATGCGAAAACCCAGCCACGTGAGCTGGGTTTTTCGACACTTCTGCCACTGCTTATTATGGCTTCACCCAATGGATTCTGTCAAATCGGGGCCGACGAGCAGCCGGTACACGTCGCAGTAGGCGTATCCGTCCGCGTGACGGGGCAGTTTGCCGCGCTGCTCCCACGTGGTGACGGTCTTGCGACTGACCTTGATACCAGCCTCGGCGAATGCCTTGGCGATGTCGGCGGCAGACCCTCGCTTGGAATCATCCCAGCACAATGTCTTGAGCCTACGCAGTTTCACGGTCTGCGCTCGCTGTTCGCGCCCGCATACGGGACAGGTGACCCACTGGTCTGCGGTTCCTGCGGTGAGCATGGTCTCACATAGTTCGCACGTGCCGATCTCCATGCGCTGCTCGGGAGGATCCAATGCGAGGTCGACCTTGCGGGCGAGGTTGTTGATGATGTGCATGTAGAGGCCGGCGTCCGCGAATGTAGAGAGCCTGGGGTGGCCGGCGCATGCGATGAGCGTGGCCTTGAGGTCCTCCATGCGTGGATCCCTATGCCAGTCGAGTGCGTCGATGCCGTCGAGGCAACGCCACAGCTCACGCGCCGTCGCGTCGAGCAGATCCAGCAAATCGAGCACGTCAAGTCGTATCGGTGTCGGCGGCGTGGCCGTCTGGATGCGCACTGGCGAATGCCCGCCCGGATGCAACGTGGCATCCAGCGAATCATGCAACGGCGTGATGTCACGCGCCAATCCCAACAGCGTGCCGGCGAAACGCATCTCGCACGCCATGCAGAGGGTGGTTCCCTCTTCGGTTATATTCTGACAGTTCTGGCAGTTCACGAAACCCCTCCACATCGGCTAAACTGGTTGCTTGCTGACATGCCCTCCGCCTCGTGTGGAGGGTTTCGTTTTTATCTGGTATTTCAGTTCATTCCTCGAACAGCGGCGGTTCGATGAACTCGACCTTGCATGGCGGTTTCGGCCGACCGTCACCCTCGCGGATGATCGCGCGCACCTCCTCCAACGGCAGACCCAATTGACGGGCCGTATCCGTCGCGCCGTAGCCGCGCCCGTGCCATGCGAGCACCTTGTCGCGTATCGCCTGACTCGTCACTTCGCAACACCTCCCGTATGCGGATCAATCAAGTCGCATGACATGGCATCGACGCGCTCGCCGGTTCGAGCCTCGATGCATAGGCGGCGAACGTCGCCCGTGGTCTCCACCTGCTGCACGATGCGCTGGCTGGGGCCGGTGTCCATCGCGGCGTACGCGGCCAGGCCGATGGCGGATACGATGGCGAGTGCCAGTATCGCGATGATGATGGTGAACAGGAGTCCGATGGTGGATTCCACCGACCAGCTTTCGCGCCTCATCGGGTTCCTCCGGCGAGCGCGCTATAAAAACCGGTGGTGATTAATGTAGTTCTGTGGTGGACTAATGTAGTTTTTTTCATGGTCGTATTTCCTTGAGTACGTTGATGGAGCGGAAGAGTTCGGTGTTGAGTGTGGGGTTTCCGTTGGCGTCCGGTTTGATGACGGTGGCGAGATTGTCGGCGTCGGTGAGTGTCCACCAGCCGTTCTGCATGAAGCAGGAGAGATAGCCGTCCAGTGTTTGGCCTCTCCTCGTGAGTCCGATGAACCGGTGCAGGTCAAGCTCTCCCGGCGTGGAATGCCGCCAGTCGATGCTTTCGCTCACGTTCATTCCTCCGGCTCCTGTGATTCGTTGTAGAAGTCTTTGGGAGTGATGGTCACGCTGATCTGGCATCCGGCGGCGAGCGCCGCGTCGATGATGTCGGTGAGGGTTGTGTTCTCGTTCATTGTTGTTCCTTCGTTTTCATGGCGTTGACAGCTGCGAGCGCCTTTTTGGCCGCGTGCAGCCATGCCTGTTTGGAGACTTCGCTGACGGCGTACCAGTTGGTGGGGCCGGGTGTGCCCTCGAAGAACCCTCGAGCGCAGGTCTCGATCTCCTTGTCCGTGGGCTCGTCCGAGTTGAGTTCGTTTTCGATGCTGATGGCCAGGTTGAGCGCCTTGTCCCAGCCGGCCTGGTAGCCGACGACGAACGCTTCGGCGGCTGACTCGTTGCCCAGCCCCGCGTCGGCGAGCGCCGTGAGGGCTTGTTGGGTGAGGTCACTCATCGTCGTCCTCCACGATGGTCGGCTCGCCACTGGTCTCGTACATGGTCTTGGCCACCGCCTTGAGGTTCCGGCTGGCCGTATCGGAGTATTGACCGAAGTGCAGGATGCTCACGCCTTCCAGCACGCAGGCGCTCGCCAATGCCTCGGTGAGCTGCTCCTGTGTCCAGATTCGTGCCGTGTGGCTCATGCGGGTCTCCTTCGTGGGGTGCAGTGCTCGTGTACCGGTTGGTCGTCCTCCATCCATTGGTCCTGGTTGTTGAGCCAGTGTTTGACGCATCGGGTGTGATTGTCGGGCACGGGCTTGCGGCACAGGATGCAACGTGGCTTCATGGCCGGTCCTCCTTTTCTGCGAGCGCCGGCCCCGTCATGAGGGTGAGGTAGTGGCGGTATTCCGCGATGTCCCTGTCGAGGCAGTCGTGGACTCGGTGCGTGGGCTTCGCCCGGTGCGTGTATGGGTCTTGGCCGCAGGCCGTGGCTGCGAGGCGCAGCGCGGTGACGTCCAGCATGCGGTAGTGCAGCAGTTCTCCGAATCCCGTCATGCAGAAGCGTTCGACCATGGGCAGGTCGAAACGGCTGATGTTCGTGCCGACCGGGTGCAGGGTGTACGTGGTGGCCATGCCTTGGATGAACCGCAGGGCCTGTTCGGCGATGACCCTGGGTGAGTTGGCCAACGGGTCGCAGGATTCGCATTGGGCGAGAAGCCCGTTGTTCAGGTGCAGTTCCAGGGCGGAGGGCTGCACGGTCAGCAGGGTTTCTCGGCCGATGTGCACCACGGCCTCGAACCGCCCGTATTCGTGTATGGCGTCCAGGCTGGTGCATCTCAACCCGATCTCCAGTATCGAACACATGTTCGTATCCAATCCGGTGGTTTCCACGTCCATCCACAGCAAAGCGTCTGGTTTTTCGGGGCTCATAGTTCCTCCCCGTGGTCGGCGAGCGCGTCGGCGATGGCTTCGCGGATGATCCGGTGTTCGGCGAGGGTGAAGCCTTGGGGGATGATGATGGTTCTGGTGCCTACGGGTGTGTCGGGTGGGATGAGCATGGTCACGCTGGTGGAGTCGTCGCGTAGCGTGAAGTCCACGTTGTCGATGACGCCGGTGACGCAGGCCGTGTTGTAGGTGTTGGGGTTGGTCATTGTTGGTTCCTTTCGTGTTCGATGAGGCGGTCGAGGCAGGTGAGAGCCGAATCGGGGAAGCCTTGCCGGAGTTTCGCCCATGTGTGCGCTTCGGCGTCGGGGATGATGGGATCGTTGGCGAGGGTGTCGAGGATGGCGTGTTGTTGGCGTGTCCATGCGATCTTCTCGTCGTGGTCGATGACGCGGCAGAGGTACCATCGGGCTTTTTCGAGGTCTTCGACGGGTCGGCCCTTGCCGTGGTAGCGCCAGAGGTATTTGATGGCGTTGCCGAGGCAGAAGCTGGTGTCGGCGGTGAGGTCGATGCACTCCATGCCCGGGTGCGAGCGTGTGTAGTGGTTTGGTGAGTTGACGGGGTCGTTGGCCCATGTGGTGGCGCGCATGCTTACCAGTCCTTTTCGAGTTCCTGGCAGTCGGGGCAGATGGATGACGTGGTGTCGGTGAGCGGTACGCCGCAGATCGTGCAGATGGTCGGATCGTTGGCCGGTTCGGGTCGGTGGGCTGCTTCCAGGAGGCGGCGGATGAGTTCGATGGTCTGCGGGGCGGGGGTTGTGGTGTGGGTGCTCATTGCTTGTCCCTGAGTTCGATGTGTTCCCAGTCGCATGACGCTCCGCCGGAGGCGTAGAAGCATCGGACGGCCGCGCTGCCGTCGGGCAGTTCGTACCAGCGGACGTATCCGGGGTCGGGGTTGTTCACGGTGCCCTGGCCGCAGCCTTTGGGTGTTTCTCCGCATGCAGCGAGCGCGAGGATGGCGAGGATCGCCGTGAGGGTTGCGGGTATTCGTTTGCCGGTGTTCATGATTGGGTTCCTTGGTGTCCGGCTCGCATGATGTCGAGGTAGGCGGTGTAGTCGTTGATGTCCCTGTGGATGCAGTCTTGGACTCGGTGGGTGCCTGCGTGGTTCTGGTAGGGGTCGCGGCCGATGGCTTGGTCGGTGAGGCGCAGGGTGGTGAGGTCGAGTTTTCTGTGGTGGAGTCCTTCGGCGATGGGGTGGTTGAGGTGGCGGCTGAGGTGGACGTCGAGTTGGCGTAGGTCGAAGTCCACGTTGGTGCCGGCGGGGTGGAGTGTGTATTGGCTGAGTTGGTCGTTGAGGAATTCGTGGATGTTCCATGCGGTGTGCTGGTAGTCGTAGGTGTCCTTGGGTGCTTCGGCGCTGGCGAGCATGAGTCCGTTGGCGAGGTGCATTTCGTAGGCTTTCAGGAGTTCGGGGTAGTTGGCCCAGTTGCGTATGTTGTCGGGGTGGACGATCAGGTGGAGGCTGTCGTGGGGGTGTTTGCCGGTCATGTCGGTGACTTGCATGCCGACTTCCAGGAGTTCGCACTGGTAGGGGTCGACGCCGGTGGTTTCGGTGTCGATCCAGAGGAGCATGTCGGGTTTTCTTGGCGGGCGGGGCGGGTCGAGGGGGATGGTCCGGTGGCCGATGGCGAGGGTTGTCGTGGTGTCGTTCATTCGTTGCCTTTCTTGATGTTGATGTGGGTGGGGAGGTCTTCGGGTGGCGGGCATGAATGCCATTGGCCGTCGGTGTCGAGCAGTATCCAGCCGCGCCGGCAGCTGTACACGGGCACTTGGCTTGGCTCGGGGTCGTAGCTTTTGAGCAGGTAGCCCAATGCTCGGGCTTGTTCGGGGTGTTGGTGTATCCATCCGTGGCATCCGGTGCTGTTGTCCGTGCCGCACACGTCGATGACGTTCGAGGGGCTGTGCCGTTCGGGGTCGCCGTATGTCTGGCTGCGGCGTTTCCTGTGGTGGTGGCTCATGCCGGGCCAGTTTCCCGCACGCAGGTATCGGTCGCACACGATGCACCGGTTGGACTCGCGGCCTTCCACGAGGCGCAGGGTCTCGGATGTGGGCTGGTCGCTCATGCCTGGCTCCTTTCGTTGATTTCCTTGACGAGCCTTGCGGCCACGGTCTCCGGCTCTTCGCCGGTTTTGACGTGGGCCCAGAACGTTTGTTCGACGCTGTCCGTCCACGTGCCTGAGGGGACTTGGCTGATGGCGTGCTGGTTGAGCCATTGGCGGGTGATGCCGCCCCATTCGGTGTGTGCCGGTGTGTTTGACAGCCATTTGACGTATTGCCGGTTTTCGAGCCATTTGCGCATCGATGGCGTGAACCGGTCGCCGTCCTGGCGCACGGTTTGGGCGTAGCGGATGACGGCTCCGAGCAGCTGGCTGGCCTCGACGTGCGGCACGGTCGGGTCGCCGCCGGTGATGGCCCGCCACAGGTTTCGGGCCTGTTCCCGATTGCCGGTGTGGCTCGGGGACGAGTCCCAGGCAATGGCGAACGGGGCGGCCCCCGCGCCGGGCCCCGGCCCCCCGGGGGCCGCGCCCCC